TCATCAACGTAAGCGCTAAAAACCTCGGGAACGATCACATCGGATCGCAGGGTTGCCATAGCGGACCTTTAATGAAGGGTTGTTGTGGCCACAAGCCGACAGGGAAAGCACAGCCTTCCGCTTTGGCTATAGCTTACCGCTTTGCCTCTGCTTTCAACTGTGCATAGAGTTCAGGGTTGGTCTTGAAGAGGCGACCCTGTTCGGTGAGGTTGAAGTGTTCCTTGCTGAAGGGGTTTTTCAGGCCAGCGGGGATACCACCAGTGGAGCGGGTGGCGATGGGTGCTCCGGTGCCGACTGGTTTGGCAGCTTGCTTGAACAGGTACGGCCTGCGCTGTTGAAGGTCCGCTACCCACTGGTCAAGGGGGACTTCGGTATAGCCATCCTTGATGACAGGTTCACCGGCATCATTGAGGGTCAGCTTGTCGCCTTCCAGGCGCAGGACCGCTTCAGGGTCATGGACCTGGTCGGCCAGCTTGGAGACGACACGGGAATCCAGCTTGAGCATCCTGACCTCCTGCTCGAGGGCAGTGATCTGCTCTTGGTACTTGGTTTCCCGGTCACGGAACTGCTGCTCGTAGACCTTGAGGGCATCTTCGTATTTGCCCTTGCGTTCGGCTTCGGCTTGCTCGGTCTTGCGCTTGAAGTCGAGGAGTTCCTGGATGTTGACATCATCAGGGATGTCACGGGCTTTGGCCTTGGCCCGTTTGGCTTCGTCTAGGAGTTCCTTGTTTTTGCGGCGAAGGGCCTCGAGTTCAGTGTTGAGAGGGTCAACGGGTGCATTGGACTCCACAGGAGCCGTTGCTTGATCTTCAGACATGCCCACAGGGCAGAGTTGCTAACTAGCTTTCCGCCTGCTGCTCCTCAGGTTGCTCCTGCTGTCCCTGCTGCTGGCCGTTCAAGTTGGCCGTCAGCATCGCCTCCTGTTCCTGCATCCGAGCTTCCCGTAGCGCATTGGTCGCTTCCACCTCTGCATCAACATCAAAGTCATCAACGAAAATCTCCCCATCAGCCAACTGGATCAGCAAGGTTTCCAGCGTGATGCCGCCCAAGCTCCACAGCTTGACCAGTTCAGCCATCTGCGCAGGTTCCAGCCGCTGACTCACAAAGTCAGTGTTGACCATGCTGCTACCAGGGTCACCAATGCCCAAGTAGTCAGCGTGGAACTTCAGGCAGTTGTCGATCAGATCCTGCAGCTGCAGGGCCACGTTCATCAGTGCTGAATCGCCTTGGCTGCGGTCAATGGCCTTAGCACTGGCCGTTTCAGCTGCCATCTTCTGCCCGATGATCGCTGCCAACCCAAGCTGGTTGATCTGCTCCTCGATCTTTTCCAGCTGCTGGAAGCGGGCCTGAAAGCTCTGGCCGGCAGGCTCAACAAACTCAACCCGTGCATCCTGCGGCAACGCAATGGCCGACTCGGGCCCTGCGTCGATCTCATCCAGCTCTGCAGGCACCCCGTAGAGAAACTGCCGAGGGGTGGCTGAAATATGGAGCAGGTTGGACTGGTCACTATCGCAGCGGTATGCCTTGAGGTTCAGCCAGGCGATCTCCTCCAACGGCGGAGCCGACTCCAATAGGCCAATGCGATTGGCATAGGCCACGGCAAAGGGAATATCAGGCAGGCTGGTCTGACCTTCATCCACCAAGGTCCAGTCGCCACCTTGACTGGGACGCTTGCGGAACAACCGGAACCGGCCAGGCTCAAGCACCCTGACCTGCTCAACCACCTCCGTGCCCCATTCGTTGTAGGGCAGCTCCAAGCGTTCATGCAGCCTGAGCATAGTCAGCTTCTGCGTGCCATCCCGTAAGTCTGCACGCCAGTCAAGAATATCCCGAGGGGTATAGCTAACCCAGTATGGACGATCAGTCGTTTGGCCATCTTCGCCACGGCCATAATCAACCAGAACGCCCATGTGGCCGTAACGTATAAGCTGACGGCAGAAGTTATAGGCCCAGACTTGTAGATCGTTCTGCTGTAGGTCTACATCGTACAGATGCTCGGTTACAACATCAGAAACACCATCAAGCCGAATAGGCTTACGGGTGACCATGCCAGCCAGCATGGCTTCCATGCGCTGGAAGTATGGCGGGCAGATGGAGCTGGCCAGTCTGTTCTTATATGACTCGTCCGCTTCCTTCGGCTCCTGCGGCAGCCACTTGGTGCCTAGGGCCTGCATTTGCAGGGTGCCACCGGAGAGTGCCTCAAGCAACTCCCAACGGGGTTGCATCCGCCTCCAGGCAAGGCCAGGATCCTGAACACGAAGATCAAGGATGCTGGGCGTGGTCAGAAGCTGAACAGGGCCGGTGGTATTAAGCATGTTCTAGCTTTCCGGCTTAAGGACGCGTTTGATGCGAGTGGACACGGTGCCATCAACATCAATGGCAATGACGTGGTGAATCCTGGCTTCACCGTGCTTTGACTTGAGGATGCGCCCTACGGCAGTAACAGTTGGCATAATCCTTGTTAGGGCGAATAATTGAAGTTAGCGGCGATCAACCACGTCCGCGCTTAGCAATCATGCTTTTCAAGCTGCGGTTGGCGCCTGCTGCCTTGCGGTTATCAGCAGCAGAACGGAACGGTGAACTCTTGCGGGCTGCACCACTGAGTTGCTTGTAACGAGCCTTGGCAGCACTTGCTGGTGCCTTATCAGTGCGTGCAGGAGCTTTGCCAGCATTGCCTGCCTTGGACTTGGCACTGGCTGCAGCCTTGATGGCCCCGCTAGTTGCAGCAGCCTGGCCGCTGGACATTTTGCCGCCTTTACCAACAGTGAAGGCCACACCTTTGCCAGATGCAGAGGCACTGCTACGAAGGCCACCAGCACGCTCTTGAGCACCTTTACCACCAGAAAAGCCTTTAGCTTTGAGGCGATCACCAAGGCCAGTGGTGCCCTTAGCTTTCAGCTCAGCTGCTCGAGCAGTATTGGCCTTGCGTGTGGTCGCTGCTTTGTTGCCACCACCACTGCTACGACCACCTCCTGTACCGGAGAAGCGACCGTTTTTATCGCGCTTATAGGAACGGGCCATGGCGGGAAGGATCTTTGCCTTTAGCTTTCCGCCAGCAGACCCGGTTAACGCTCAATTTCCTCACGCAGCCATAGCGAGCAGCCGTGCTGGCCTTTGGCATCCAGCCAAGCTGCCACCTCACGGATCGCGGCGCTGGCCTCGTGATCACCGTCTGCGCGTTCAATCGCAATCATCACCCGCTCCACCAGCGAATCGGCGGGGGCTGAAGTATTGGGTGGGGTGATCGGATGTTCAGTGCTCATGATGTTGTCTCCATAGTGTTATTGGGGTCAGTCATTGGGCAGGGCCTCCAGGGCGCGGCGGATTTTGTCAAGGGCGGAATAGGTGATGCCACCCTCAGGATCAATCGGGAACTGTCGAAGCTCCTCCAGCGCCTGCTCTTTGAGACTCGGCAGCTCGGGCTGGGCCAGGGCGGCGCGGGCGCGTTGAACAAGGCTGAAGCAAGGCTCAGGAATAACCCATTCACCGTCAGAGTCAAGAAATCCGTTGCTTTCATCAAGTGCTTCCACCAGCTCAGCGCATAGCGCACGGAAGTCAGTCATCACTTCACCTCCTGCTGCTGGGGCTGAGCTACGTGCCCTCCAGCTTTAGCAAACGCAAAAAGATGAAGCCGTGTCAAGATGTCCATGTTGCCTGGTAGTGCAGGTGACCGGGGGCAGGGGGTTGGCGCCCCGCTGCTCCACCTATTGTACCTTCAATAGAGGCGAATACCGCGAACCGACTTGCCTGCGGTAGCTCGGCCTACCTCGAACAGACGATGCACGAGATAGCCGAGGCCGTCGTTCATATGATCAAAATTGTTTTCCTTGTCAGGTTCTCCCTTTTCCGTCCAGCATTGCAGCTCCAAGCATTCAATCAGCTTCTTACAGCTTGGACTGATCCATAGCCGGGTGTCACCGTTCCCGTTCTCCAAGGCTGCCTGGACGCTGGCCACACGATCCCTGACGGGTGGGTTGGCCGAGGGGGCCATGTTACTGATGTCGTAGCTCTGCAGAATGGCGATGTCCGAGCGGGAGCTGTTGGTCGAGCGGTTGCGGCCTGATGCGTCGGGGTATCCGAGGATTCTGGAATCTGGGAACCTACGGCGGATCTCTTTGCCGAGGGCATCGGTGTCATGTGCAGCGGCCACCTCGTCGAACACAAATAGTTCACGATCACGACGAACGGCCATGACTGCGTTGGTATTGCCTACGTTGAAGTCAATGCCAACCAGAATAGTCTCATCTGGATGGGGTCTACTGTGATCGTAATCTTTTTGGATTTTCGTAGTGGGATCAATGAGTGGCGGAAGTGGTCGGACGTGGTGAGCACGATTGAAGCGGTCGTAGACCGTGCCCGTCGTCAGGTTGACCCAGAGGCCCTCTAGGTAAGCCTTGAGAAGATTCGGGTCGTAGTTGGCCTTAAGCGTCTCAATGAAGTCAGGCGGCAGATGCGGGTTGTCATAGGTCCGCATCCTGATCAGATGGCGATCCTCCCTAGCCTGTGCTTCCTCGGTGCCGAAGTTTTCGTAGAGCCAGGCATACCCTTCTGGTGTGGATGCTGCCCCAAACTGACGGATGTTGCCTGAGCGAAGGCGGCCAAGGATCTTGGTGAATGCCTTTTGTGCCAAGGGTTTGGAAACGGTGTCAACCTCGTCGGCTAAGCACCATGCCAAGTTCAGGCCGATGAGGCGTGTCCAATTCTCGAAGGACCGGCACAGGATCTTGGTGTCACCACCGGGGAGGTGCAGGACGTATTCAGGGAGAGGCGATGCCCTGAAGGTATAGGGGATGTCGTAAGCCTCTAGGAAGGTGTCGAAGTCGTTTTGCCAGATGTCCCGAATGAGGGGGCCGGTGGGTTCAAGGACACAGCCAAGGAATCCTTGGTTCAGGGCTGCGAGGTGAACGGCCTTGGCACAGAGGGCCCTGGTTTTGCCGCTGCCGTAGCCCGCGCAGAGTGCAACGATCTTGTGGTCCGTGTCATCAATGAAGGCCTGCTGCTGGGCGTGGAGGTCGCCGTAGATGCGGGCCAAGAGGGACGTGGTGTCTTCCTTGGTGGGCTGGGCCATGAAGCCCAAGAGCGGGCCAGGGCTGATGGTGTCCAGCAGGGAAGGCATCAGGGGAGCTGACGCTTGATGAGTGTGCGGACGGTGCCATCTGGAGAGATGGCAATGACGTGGTGAATACGAGGTTCAGAGGCCTTGGGCTTGAGGATGCGACCCACGGCGGTGACGGTTGGTTTGGTCATTTGCGCTTACGAGTGCTTGCAGATACCGGGGAGGCTTTGGGCTTGATTGCCTCCCATGGAATGGTGAAGTTCTGAACGCCACCCTTAACGGTAACGCTCTTGGCGTTGACCTTAACTACTTCCCGTGTTCCATAAAGCACGCCGTCAATAGTGTCTCCCTTTTTGAGTCCCTTATGCGAAGCCTTGACCGCTTCCGCCCGCTGCATCCTCTTTGCGGCAGCATCTCCCTTGTTGGTGTTGGCCATCCGTTCAAGGTTGTCTGCCCTTGACCGCTGCTGTGCAGCCTTCTGCTGCAGGGCAAATGATCTTTCGGTTTGAGCATTCATCCGCGCCCTGCCAGGGATTCGACCCGACTGGGTATTGAATGCCGTATTCCCTGCTGTATTGGCGTTGTCAAACAGACGCTGAGCTTTTGCTTCGTTTTTGACGGCAGCATTTTTCAGCATCTCCGACCTAGCCGCCCAACGAGCCTTCTGGCCAGTCAATGGCGCCTGTGTGGCTAGGCCTTGCGACACAGTAGCTCTCGCCCTTAGCCGTTGATTGGTCTGCGCCTTGACCAATGCATTGGCATCAGGCTTCAGCTTTGAGCTTTTGGAGACGGTGCTGCCTAGCCTTGCGGCTTGTATGGTGGCGCCACCACCAGCTCGAACGTTGCCGGGGGTCTTCAGGCGAGCACCACGGCCACCAGTTTGCCCTTGATAGCCACCGACACCACCAACACCCTTAGAGGCGAATCTACCGCGAGCATCACGAAGATAACGCCTAGCCATGACCCAAACCCTTTGGGTTTAGGTTGCCAAGTCAGCTCATTTCAAAGCGCAGCAGCTTGGCTTGATCTTCGAGGGCTTTAAGGGCAATGCTGATTTGATTTTTATCAGATGCGCGACGTTCATATTCTTGCAGTCTGGCAATAGCAGCTGCTAGCCATTGCGGGCGTTCAAGTTCAGCATCAAGCTGCATCAGTTGACGTGCACGAGCCATGTAATTCTCTGACTGACGCTCTGCAACTCCCCAGTTATCCGCACAGTAGCGCACAATTTGCGTTCTACTGTATGCCTTCAATAGCAAATCGTAAACGGTGTTTATCCGTTCATCCACTTCTCTGTTGGTTGATTTCTTGGCCATCAGATATGGGGATTATGCGATGGGCTGATCAGGGGTGACGATGCGCCCGTGATGTTTGAGTTGTGCCATGACCCTTACCGCTTCATCGTAAGAGGATGCAGGCACAAGGGTGATACGAGTATAGCCGTTATACGAG